TGCCAAGACCACGACCCTTTGTTTTCAACGGGGCGCTCTTGTATAATGCACCATCGCACACCAATTTATCGTCATCAAAATCAGATACCTTAAAAATACAAAGTTCCGCCTTACGACGACCGCTATACATACCTAAAGCAAGGTAGCACGCTTGTTCGTATTTTTTCTTTTCAACCAATATATTTAGTAAGTTCTCGAGTTCCTCATCTTCCCAAACGGTCTTTTCGCGCACGGGTCGATTTACGGGGTTCTCAACCTTGTTAACGATATTTCTGAAATTTGGATACTCGTCGTCTAAAACATTGCTGATATAATTACTTAAAGATGACAACGAAGCTTTTAACCTACGAATTCTTGCAGGGCTGTTTTCGTTGTTATTCAGCAACCAATTTTGATACGCAACGATATTACGCTTTGTCCAATTTACGAAGTACGCATTATGGTTGTGTTCTAAACACCAAGCAAATGCAATTTGAATATCGTTGTAATATCCTCGAATTGTTGTTTCACTACGCTGAATTGAACGCAAATAGTCTACAAAATCAGCGAGTAATTGTTTATTCTCGGCTGAAACTTGCGCCCATATTTCTGGCGAAGTAATCGAATTCATTTTAGTAGCACGCGCCATAACGCAAGTCACCTCCTTATATAATAAAAGGAGTCAGACGCATCCGACTCCTTTAGGTGTAGTCCGCAGACATTCACCGCAATTCCGTTATTCTATTTTTAGAGAAATATCATAATGACAGATAATTCCCTTGTCGGTACAAACACACACCATCTGTTCCGGCTGTCCAAAAATACGCTTTTGAACACAGTATGGGTCAACGCCTAAGAACGAACCAGCCATAATAGTTTTGATACCTTGAACAGTATCAACTTTATTATGGTGCATATGACCCGACAACACGCCGTATAACTGTACGCCGGTCATAGTTTGTAGTGCTTGTACTTTTGCAGGAGAACCATCGAAGTCTCCGTGCACACCGCAGTATTTTTGCCCGCGAATATCTATAAGATACATTGTTGGGTCAATGCGGCTATCAGTGTCAATAAAGATATTGTCAAAATTCTGAAGTCTTGCAGATAAATACCAATCAATCAGGTCATCAAGCCTTTCTTCAATTAACGCATTATCCTTATTCTTTTCAATACGACTGTGATTACCAGAAACACTCACAAATCTTACGGTTTTGAAGTGTTTGCTTAATTCTGCGAGGAATTCAGAAATCAACTCCGAAACACCCATAAGTTGAGAAATAGTATTTTCCTTGTTTGTAACTTGGATACTATTATGGATATAGCCAGATATAGCATCACCATTTTCCCAAACAATACAGTTTTCGCTTCTATGTATTTCCGCAATATGTATGATGTTATCGAGATATAGATTAAGCATTTCTCGACAAATATCCGAATTGTATGTTCCCCAATAATTAGAGTGGGTGGCACCGTAGTGCATATCGTTTAAACTAACAAGCAAGTCATTGTTTGAGGACTCTATATTATTAGGAGTATAGTTTAAAGACGGAAGATTGCCTTTTTGGATTTCGTCTATTAAAATCTCATTTAGCTCCTCCTGTCGCGAACGCTCTCTAACAATTTTATTAAAAGCATTGCGTTGGTCGTAAAACTTTTGACGCTCCTTGCGAAGCTCTATCATTTTGATGTCAAGCTCGCTTAAAATTTCATCACTTTTAATCGTGCTTACTCTCTCAGCGTCTAATAGTTCCAATGTTCTACGACTACCGTACAACATTCGACGAGCAACATCGCTTGAATATGATTGTCCATAGACTAATTCTGAAAGTTCGGTATAGTCCATATCTGCGAGCGTTTTATCTACGAGCTTACCATAGACCAGTCTTTTATGATAGTCTAAGGCAGTTTCGTTAGGATTTCGCTCTATTTGTATGTTCTCCAGCCCCTTTCTTTACCGCCTTATTGCCCTGATTACGAACTTCATCAAGGTATCTCATTACACCCTTGGACTCCTCGCAATAGTAACGATGGCGCTTAGATTTCTGCTTCATTGTTCTAACGATATGAGCCTTCGGGAAACGCTTTACAATAGCTTCTTTTTCTTGTTTAGAAATAGCAATCATTTATTTAATTCAATCCTTTTCTTCAAATTATTTTTACGGGTATTCGCAAGTAAATCGCAAACTTAAAGTACCGTTATAGTTACCAGACACAATCGTATCTCCGTTTAATGACACTGGGCATCCAAGTTCAAACTGGCAATATTCAGACGGATATTCAGACCCTTTAGTGCTGTGGAATTTATGTAATAATTTGGTGTCTGAGTCCATAGCTCCATTAGCGGTTGATATTACTACAGAAATTGCGTTACCGCTGCTATGGTAATCATCCGCATATAATGTAATACGACTTTCATCATCCGCATTTGTGACATAACAACTCAACGCATAGTTGGAGTCAAAATTTGACATATCTGCTTCAATTTGATTTGGCTGATTAGTCATAACAAACACGGGGACGCGGACGCTATATGTGCTATAAGCATAATGTCCCACACCTACATCAACAAGATAATCTTCACCACCAGCGACATTGAGCGTACCGCTATCAACCTGAGCACTTGCGGTAATGGTCATAGGTACAATAAGTAATACCATACATAACAAAATTGCTAAAAACTTTTTCATATATTACACTCCTTTTATTCTACTAACGACCTAATCTCTATCGGGAATTCATATCTCGTTAGAGGGGTGTGTTGGTCGTCTAATGTGCAACAGGTATATACCATTAAGGCGTTCTTGTATACTCCAGATTTCAAGGTTGTATTAAACCTGACATTCGTCACTATATCTGACGGATAAATGTAATCTGACGTATAAAGTTTTGTGCCGTCGCCGAGATATATCTCAACAATAAATACATACTTGTTATCTGACGGGTTGGAGATATTCAGTTTCTGTGATAGCGTGTTACTTTTAACTACGATACCTGTAACGGCGGGAATTTCCACGCTATTAGCTTGTGAATTAGGTGAATATCCGTTGTCGTTATTAAACTGTATATCTGGTAAATTAGGCTTGCTGTAATTACCGCCCGAATTACTGCATCCTTTTAATGCAAAAATCGCTATGATAGCCATTATTAGCAGTGCAAAAACTACGATAGCTACCTTGATTTTCGAGTCGCGGAAAAACATTTTTGATATATTTCCTTTCATTATAGTATTTCCTTAAATGGGCTAAAAACCGTTGCAACGCAACGATTATTAGCCAATCTCATTCTCAACAAATTCAGTTAGAATTTTGATGTAATTGTTCTTTGTGTCTAAATCTCATAACAGAATTTACCCTTTGTTGGATATCTATTTCTATAGCACAATTCTGACAATACTTTTGCTTCCAAGCCGAATTCTTGTTTTGAGGATTATTTATCTTGGTTGTGAGACCGCAATTTACACATTCAAAATACGGTTCACCGTGGTATTTAAGATATTGATACCCAAGATTGCGGAAGTCCGAAACAGTCATTACGATATCGCCATCCTCAATAAAACACACCCTAACATTCGTATTATCCACACGACGCGAAAACTGGATTAAACCCAACTCATTTAGTGTATAATACATTAAACTTTGTCTTTTGATTGAGGTTTTAATATTTGCCATACTCATAATATCGCTATCCTTATTATTAACCCAACTATCACAATTAGGATTAACGATATTCCAATACTTAGCGAGACAAAGGAGCGTAAAAGCAAGACGGCGAACTTGTTTACCCTCTAACGCATCAATTTTTGCCATTTCTGGCGCAGTTATATGTATATTATCAATTTGAATTGCATCGTATTTCAAAGCACGATTAAGCGCGAGCTCAAGAGTATCTGACCATTTAGGGATAGAAGCCGTAGGTTCACATTGTAATAAAAACTGCTCTATCGCTTTGCGAGTATCCTTCTTACCATAATCGTGGTCTAAATAATATCTCGCAACTCGGCTTAGTGTCTCGAAAGGTTTTTGTCCAAGAGTGCGGGTTTCCAATTTTTCTTTAGCCCACTCGTGTTCGTTTAAAACAATAGTCATTCATCCACCTCGAATTCAGTAGTTTCGACAATAAATTTATTACCGCAAAACTCTATATCGCCGTCGCAGTCGAGTGTGGGATATGAAATTTTGTTGTCGTTCTTAATAAGCAAATTATGTATAATTTCCGAGCCACACATATTCCAAGCAAATCTTTTTGTGGAACTTCTTGTGTAGCAAATATCAAGAATAATGTTACAAAGCATACTTGCGTTAGGACAGATTTTGTAACACTCCTTGCGAAACTCGTCATTCATTACAGATAATGTCGCAAACGAGTCGCAATCATCAATTCGTTCGTAATCCGCGAAAATTGCGTAATTCACTAAGCGCTTGTTATAATCATCATACAGACGCTTAATCGAATTAAACTGCTTGGTTGTGTATTCGTCTTCACTCCTCATAATAGAGTAATCGAATTTAATAGCAGAGTTATGCTTACCAATATGTCCGTCGAACTCGTCCTCAAATCGCCAACATATCTTGTTCATAACGCAAGCATTGATACCTACCGGCATACGAAAATCATAATACCTTAAGAACTCTTTTTGTCGGTCGGTTTGTTCTTTTTCTGGAATTGCCTTCAACTCAGCAACGGTCATTTGAAACTCTCGTAAAGCGTTCTTATCTGTGTTTTTAATGTAAGTGTTATACTGCTTGCTTAACATAGGATAGATATAGCGCATAAAGTAAGGTTTTTTATCGGCAACAATATTGCGTTGGAATTTGGCATCACCCTCGCTCTTGTTGGCGGCGTGTCGGTCATACCATAACCTCGGCATAGGCTTGCACACAATTCCCTTAGCTTTGTCAATCGCATTTTGTTGATATAACTGACCGCATCGAATACGATACGACAGAGTATCATATTCCTCTGACCCTTTTTCAAAACGAGCACGAACCTCAAACATAGAGGTAATCCAGTTTGTAGTCTGACCAATGTCATTGCCAAAACTCTCGATATTGGAACGAATGAAATCGTCCTCAGTCGGTACTCTCTTTGTGGCTCGTCTCTGGGCGCACATCAGCGCAGGTAAAGGCTGGAGTTTATTTACCAATACCTTATTATCGGTGAGCATCACGAGGTCTCCGTCGAAGTCGCAACCGTTTAAAGCACTCGCGGCGGTATCCCAAGAATTGAAAATCGTACAAGTAGTCATATACTGATACCAGTAACGAACTTGCTCATTATCAGCAGGTCTCACCAAACGGATATTGTTGTGACAGGTCATAGGTGCTCTGAAACACGCAAGTCTGTCTGCTCCGTGGTCAGCCCAATACTGATTATAAATCTCACCGTCTTTTAATAATCCGGTAAGTTCGAGACCAAAGATACTCTGACATAAGGTATAGGGGTCGCCAGATACGATTGAGTAGTTTCCGTGAACTTTAAGTACGCCCACCTTAGCCTCGTTAATACGATTACGGATTAACTGATAAATTGTGCTTTGGACAAACGGGTCGTCAACCATTCGCGGGTCAATCATAATAGCCTTAATAAAGTCATCATCGATGCGACCAATATTATCCGCGTTAAGACCGGCACCCTTTAAGAAAAGAACAGTCTTTCTCCAGTCACCGCCAAGCACATCTTTTATCTCGTTCATTGTCGGTGAAATCAACTCTTCGATGTCGTTATCATCGAGGTCATAACTTTGGATGAACTGATAGTTAAGATTACGCTCTGTCTCAAGTTCTTTCGGACAAGTCTTCGCTATACCGAATGTGTATCCATTCTCTATGGATTTATTTATGTAATCTTCGCAACTCTCATAGGAGTCCCAAAGTTTTACCATTGATGTAGTGAGTACGAGTTCGACATTACGAATATCAACTTCGTTACCCCAAGCATCTTTAACTATGTATTGCTTTGCTACCTTATCAGCAAAATCCACGAAGTCAAATGTGAACACCATACCTTTCTCAAATGAGAAACGAGTGTTAACACCGCTGACTCTGTAATCAAGCCCAAGCTCTTCACTCCACTTGTCTGCAAGGCTCGGGAGCATAATACCGTATCCGTCCGATGCGTCCATTTGAATTTTCTCATTCTTACGCATCTCCATAACGGGTTCTCCGTCGCCCTCGTCTGTGAGATAAATGATGTCAGATAAGAATTCCGTCTCGCAGTCATCAACCACTAAAATACCGTTAGGTAAAGATACGGGCGTGGACGCGCTACAGGTAAGAGCTTTATAAGCTTCTAACTTTGCAGGCACAAGTTCCGCATCAGGATTTCTACCGTTGTCAATTCTGCGTCGTAACTCATCGGCGTGTTTTTCACTCACGAAAACAATGGTACTGTTTTTGATACCGCCATTAGTTCCGAGCAGTCGTTTGTATTTAATACCGTTAATACTGAAACCTCGGCACGCACGGTAGTAGTCTTTTTCTTTATCGATAATCAAGCACATATAGTCTGGTTTGTACTGAAGTTTATCGAGTTTAGTATATAACTGCTTAATAACTCTACGATTTTGGACATTGTTTGGCTCTTTTCTAATACGCTTGATTTCCTGCTTAATCTCTCGCGCCTGTCTATCCGCATCGGTAATACCATTCAGTTCATCAATCCATCTAAGCACTTGGCTATCCGCCAACGAAATTACTTCATCGTTTCGTCTGGCTTCTTCGATTGGTAAAGTTAGCTTCCATCTTTCCTTACGCAACCA